ACAGCAGAGTCAGGAAGCAGGCACGCGGGCTGTGCAACTCCTGCTCGGTGCTGGCCGAGTGCGACGCCTGGATCACGCGGGCGGAGAATCCCGCCGGAGCCTGGCACGGCATGTACGCGGGCCTGACGCCTGGCGAGCGCAAGCGGCGCGCTAGCGAGCGCGAGGCATCCGCTTCCTGATCGCTTTCTCCACGGCCTCGGCCGTGCTGGCCGAGATGTAGTCGGGCTTGCTCTTCGCCGCTCGCCCGCTGAGCCAGGTGATGCCGGCCAGGATCGCGGGGTAGGCGAGGTTCTCCGCCCAGTCCGGCAGAGCGTGCACGTAGTCCGTGGCCGTGCTGGACAGGAACACCGAGCCGGCCAGGGCTGCCAGGTACGTGGCAACCGTCGCCACCTGGACCTTCCACTCGGTCTTCTTCGTAATGGGGATGTTCGGAACAGGATCGACAGTCATGAGGTCAGTATGAACGAGATCGAGACAAGGGCGCTGGGTAAGTACGCGCGACTTCGCCCCGAGGATCGCGATCGCACGACGGTGTACGCCTCGGAGGAGACGCTGAAGGCCGTCACGCGGGACATCAGGGAGCGCAACAGCATCAACTTCCCCGATCCCGAGGAGGGCATCCCGGTGACCCTGTTCGGTCTCCCCGTACGCATCGATGACGCCGTTCCGTTCGGTGACTGGCGCTTCATGGTGGAGGTGAAGCAGATGGGCGCGCTGGAGGATCGGCGGCAGAACGCGCGAGTGGCGGCATCGAACGCGGCCACTCGCTCACCCAGGTACTACGAACTTCGTGCCGCCACCGAGGCAGCGATCGAGGTGGCCACGCGGGTACGGATCACCGACGAGGTGATCAACGCATTCCGTGCGCAGGCGGGCAACTACGAGCGAGGCTTGCGCGCAGCTTTCGAGACAGCCGGCTTCGAGGTGATCGAATGAGACAAGGTGGACCGAGTGTGTACAAGACGATCGAAGTATTGCGGACACGTCGTCAGCGGATCGTGTGGATGACGGAGCGATACGGGATGACGGCCGATGAGATCGCGCGAGAACTGAATCTCTGCTGTCGCACCGTCCAGCGTCACCGCGTCGCTCATCGCCAAGGCATTGCCCCGAAGCATCCTGGACCGCAAACCTGTAAAGGGATCAAGTCTTCGATCTAGCAGTCGTAGCGCCTGCGCAGCTCGATCAGGTCAGCGGCCAGACGCTTAGCTCGATCCGACGGCGGAGTGGCGGCAGGCTGGGTGTAGCCGTCGGTGAGAGTGGTCAAGGTGTCGCACCACTGCCGTTCGAAGTAGCGGACGACGAAATATGACGTGCTCATCGACACGGCCGTCATGATCGCCATGGAGATGAAGATGACGAGGATGTTGCGAAGGAAAGCCTTGTCCGCCGCAGTCCTCATCTGTCATCCTCCGGCCAGCCTGGCCGCGACGACGACGCAGGCAGCGAGTCCGCATCCGGCGCTGCCTGCGATGATCCACCAGCGGTACGCCATAGGGAGATCAGCGCCATGGCGCCGGGCGCCTGCGTCAGCCCCGCCCCGAACGCCATTGCCCACCAGTTGAACTCGTCCTTGGTGACCAGCCATCCCTGACGATAGATCAGCGTGAGCCCCAGCGTGAAGAGAACCAGGTCCTTCGCGATGGCGATACGCCGCAGAACTGTAGCGTGTCGCGTACTCATGCATATGATCTTCCGTCCTGACGAGGGAAAACGTCTCGTTCGCACCCGCATGAATCGTTGCCGGAGTACAACGATTCATGCGGATGGCGAAAGGGGCGCAAAGCGACGCGAACCTTACTTCACCGTCCCACCGGGCTTCGCGGCGTTCTGCGCGATGATCAGGTCGGCCGCCTTGGTCCAGCGGGCCATGGGCGCATTGTCGGCGATCTGATCCCCCGTCTTGTCCGGGTTACCGACAGCGTAGTTACGCGCTACTTGAAGATCATTCATTTGTTGCGCCTCGGTCCGGCCGGGGAAACCACTCGACCAGCCGGAGATCTTCAGGTGATCGTCGGCCGCGCCGGCCAGGGCAGCACTCAGGGCGGCAGCGAGTTCCTTGGGGTCCACGGCGTGCGCCTGGATGATCTGCGTGATCTTCGCGATGTCGTTCTCGGTGAGTGCCACGGGGATGCCCTCCAGGTGCCAGGAAGCCGTCGAGGCTTCGAGCTTGCTGTCGTACGAAGCGCTGAAGTGCGCGTGCTCGGTGTGCGCCGATGCGCCGGTGTATGCCTTCTGTACCCAGTTCGAGCGGTAGTCCCAGATCCGCCGGTTGTAGATGATGTAGCGCAGGCGTTTCTCGGCGCCGGACCGGCAGCGGCCCAGCAGGAACTGGACGACCTTCTCCATGGTCAGGTCGGATTCGCGCAGATCGTCATCCACGTCGATTGCGTGGACCTCGTTGACGTGGTCCGCATCGTGGATCGGCACGTTGCCGGTCTCGTCCGGGTTGTGGTCCGAGACCTCTTTGCGATGGGCGGCATCACCGATCGAGCCGTCGGACGCGTGATCACGGGATGGCGCGATGTGGTCGAACTCGGCAAACAGCGCCTTCAGGCACGGAATCAAGATCCAGTCAGCCATAGCCCCTGCCTCACGTAGCCCGCCATGATCCCCACCTTACGCGATCTGACGATTCTGGAACGCCGACCCTGGCTGGACGGTGATGTCAGTGGCGGAGAGGGCATTCTCCGCCCATTGCAGCGACAGATTACCGGCCACGGTCACCACCACGGCGAAGGACTCCTCCGCGGCCACGCTGAAGGCTGTCGTGGCCGCGGAGCCGTAGACGCAGTCACTTCCCGCCGAAACAGTATTGAACTTGACGGGCGTGACGGCGTCAGGAGCGGCGGTATTGGTGGCCGCCGGTCCGATGCATGCACGGAAAGGGTTGTTCCATGTTCCGGTGAACGCCCAGCGTGTTTTGATGTCGGGGGTGGCGCTGGTGTTCGTACACCACAACAGCGTCAGCCGCACCCAGTGCGTGCCGACGGCCAGGGGGATGGTCGCCAGGTCGGGATCGTCGGCCAGGGTGGTGGTGTTGTTGCGAACGGTGCTGCCCGGCTTGACGGTGATGTTTTCCGTCATCAGGTCGAGGGTCGTGGCGTCCACGTCCTGGCCGATGAACCAATCGGGATACTTCGACATGCCTCTACCTCGCTACGAAGAACTTGTCGACGATTTGCACGGCATCGTCCGCACTGTGCGCCTTGACGATGCCGTCGACCGAACGCGTCACACTGTTGAAGGTCTGCGGAGAGGTGGTGCCGCTGATCGAGCCGACCGTCATGCGCTCCCCGCCGATCATGATGTCAAGATTCGTCGCGCTGGTGCTCCACAACTTCCCTGATGGCGTCTTGACCGCGAAAGACGTCGCCGTGGTGGTGATCCCGGCGTTCAGCGACGACACCGTGGCGCAGGCTTTGTGCGGGGAACGAGTGCTCAGCGTCAGGTCGTTGGTGCGGTAGACCGAGTACGGCGCCAGGTTGTACGTGAACTCCTGAGAGCGGTTACGCAACCATTCCGTGTACCCGTTGATGATCAGATCGACGTCACCGGGTGGCATGAACGACGGCAGGTTCGTCAGGGTGAACACGTCACCTTGATCCTTGGCGCGCACTGCGGCAGTCAGCGCGGCGTTACCGGTCAGCGCCCGGCGCGCCAGCTCGATCATCAGTACCGGATAGCGCACCTCGTCGATCGTGCCGTGCAGCACCTGATCCTGCGCCAACTCCACCAGGCGAGTCTCCAGATAGGCGTTCAGCGAGATGCTCGTGTCGTACAGCCCTACGCCGTCGGGATCGTCGGCGGGATCATTGATGTTCAGCGGCCCCGAGTCCTTCACCCAGCGCCCGAACCCTCCGGCCGGCCGGGTGACGGTGACGTCGTTGGCGATGTCGGTCGTGTTCTCGTCCGGCTGGATCGAGCCGGACAGCACCTTGGCCGTGTAATTCAGCGTCGTCGTGTACGAGTTGACAAGAGAGCTGCGCAAGCGGAAGCCGATGCCGAACTTGTCCCGCGGCCCGTACAGATAACCACCGTCCAGGACGACAGCCTCTTTGATGATGTTGAGCGGAGTGTCCAGCGGCTGAGGTCCCATCCGCTCGGTGATGTCGTTGCCGCCGGCGTCGGACTGCTTGCCGACGATCCAGTACGGCACGCCGATCTGGCGGCAGATGCGCGCCACGCGATCGCCGCAGAGTTCGTTGGCGTACCCGTTCGTGCTGCCGATGAATGCCGAGGTGTTGAAGTTGATGTTGGCACGGGACAGCAGGACATGTGCGATCGACGTTCCGTCCCGGCCGGTAGTGGCAGGACACAGCCACTTGCTCGGCCGGCCGATCGTGGCGGAGAAGGTAGAGCCCGTTCCGTACACGACAGGCGCCCCGACGGGATACCATGCCCACGCCCACGTCACGGTACCCGCGGATTCGGTGAACAGGATCCGCATGGCGATCCACTGATTCGGCTCGGCGCCGGTCCCGAAGGCGACAGAGCTGTTGAGCAGAACCGTCCCGTCGGTCTTGGTGGCGGTGATGATGTAGGTGGTCAGATTCGCGGAAAGCGTCACCGTGGCGACGGTTCCGCCGGTGAAGTAGTAGTACATGAACGGCACCGTCCCGGCCGGCACCGAGGGGAATTTGAAGTAGCAGAGCACGAAAGCGGTCTGCGTGTTCGTCACTCCCGATCGAACCTGGCCGAGCGCATACCCCGTGTCATCACTGAAGGCCAGCGCACCGGCCGTTCCGGGGAGAGTGCTGTCGGTGGTGAGCGAGCCTCCGGTGAACTGCCCGGTGAAGCCGATATCGGCGCCGAGTGTGGTATCGGAACCGCTGCCCTCGCAGGACCAGTAGCCGTCGACGAGACCCGTGGCGGTGTTGACGAACGACCCCAGGTTGATACGGATGGGACTGGCCAGTGGCTTCCTTTTCTGACTGAGGCGCTCCAGCAGGTCACCTGCGTGTGTCGGGACGGTGACGTCGGTACCCGTCGGGTCCCAGCGCTGAGGCAGCTTCGGAATTTCTCCCCAGAATCGGTAATCGGCCTTGGTGATGACGCCACTGGCCGCCGTCGTCCAGGTGTTCGGCGTGCTCAGCCCGTCCGACCACGACGTGGCGCCCTCCGCCTGACCGCCGGGATACATGTCCGCACGTAGTGTCCCGGCGATGCCGTTGTACACCTGGAACCGATAGATCTTTCCCACGAAGGGGTTGACCTGAGATATCGTCACGCCTCGGCCGGAGGCGTTGTTGATGTCTCCTACCTCGAGATTCGCCGACGAGGAGAAGATCGACGTAGTGCCTGCCGTGGTCACGGCGGATCCGAGCGTCGTCCAGCTACCTGACACCGAGTCGGAAGTGTAGAACGTGGCGGTCTTGCCCGCGGCGCCGTTGTCGACGTCCAGCGTCACGCGGACGGTCAGGCGCGGGTTGTCGGTCGGCACCGTGGCTGTCGAGGTGACCGAGATCCTGTTGCCCGAGGTGCCGTCGACGGACCACGTGAACTGCAGATACCCGAGATCGTTGATCATCAGGTACCACGAGCGCTGGTTGCCGCTGGTGACGTACTTCCCGCCGATCAGATATCCAAATCCGCCGATCCACCGATCGGGCTGGATGTCGGCCCGGACGTCGATGTCGCCGGTGATGTCGAGAACAGCCTTGTCAGCCGTGGAAACCTCGGCGCCGTCGTAACTGCCGTCCGAGGTGGAGTAGTCGGCCAGCTTCAGGAATGGCGCGCTCTCCAGCACACTGACACGCGTCTGGGTGTTGCGTCCCGCCAACCCGTAGTACGGCGACATCGGGTTGCGATTGGACAGGTACCCGTTCCTGTTGTCCAGGGTGAATTCGCAGGAGCCTGCCGATATGCTCGCCTGTTCCCCGGAGAATCCACGGGTGATCTGGATGTTCTGCGCCTCACGTGGTTCGTTGACGGCGGTGATGTCCGTCCACGTGCCACCTATCAGAAGTTCCTGACGGACGGCCAGGGGGTCGTTCGGGAAGGCCATGACTCACCGCCCATAGGCAGACT